TGCCGTTACTACCTGATGCGTATACGTTACTCCCACTTCCAAATAATATATTGCCATTCAATACCAATAATCTTGACGTTGGAGGTGTAATAGAGTTTGCGTCAAAATCATTCGATATTGTCCAAGTATTAATATTGTTGGCAACTAAGTTAATTGAAGAAGACGCTCTTTGATTTAAAATAAATGTTCCGTTTATATTATTTTGTTGAATAGTATTTGTACTACCTAATGTTGGTGCAAATACCGTATTATCATTCATGGTCATAATACCATTGATAATGTTTGTAGTCATACTCAATGCTCTACTTGATGATTGCATATTAAGTGTACAAAGTCCTGCTATAGCAGTTGTTGCAATCAAATGGTTTGAAGAACTCACAGGTCCATTATAATTCAATGTACCTGCAATTGTATTATTTGTAATTTGCAATGCATTGCTTCCACTTGCTCCTGCATTTATTTCTGCAATAGAATGAGAAGGTGAGTTAAGTGTCATTGTAGAACTCAATCCCAAATTATTATTAACCGAAACCGTGCCCGTATTACCCGTTGTATTGAAAGTCCACGCACCAGGTCCAACTAACACGTTAGCTGCATAAGTATGTGCGCCTGGATTAGCTGCTTGGTTTATTGTCCATGTTTGACTACTATTGATAATGTTACCATTCATAGTAGGTCTATTCCCACTTACACTTGCTGCACTACTTGTAATTTGTGGTAAGTTGTCAGCTTGTCCGTTTAAGAATAAGTTACTTGTACCACCTATATAATTTACTCTACCTGCTGCAGCATCTGTTGGATTTGAGAATATATTTCCACTACCTGATATAATTGTACTACCAGTTAGTGTATTATCTTTGAATATTAAATTGGTATTAGCATTTACCTGAGACGAACTCAAATGTTCTAATGCTGCGTATGTTGGAGTTGCAGTTGAATTACCTAATATTAAACTACCTGACCTACCCAATAAATAAACTTCACCATTTGAGGTTCCTGGTATATCACCTATATTTTCAACACCTCTAAATGAGTTAGACCCGGTTGTTGCAAAACTACCTGTGTCGATTGTACTACCACTAACATCAGGTATCAATATACCAAATGTACTTCCATCACCCTTAGTAAATGTAAGTGTTTGTCCACTTATACTTGCAGTAGTTAATCCTAAACTTGCAGATGTAAATAAAGATGATGTAGCAGAATTTATATTAGTTAAAGATACTAATGCACTTGCACTAAATAATTCTAAGTTTTGTGTTTCAATTAAAAGACTTGCAGTAGTAGATTCTATATTTGTTAATCTATTATCAGTAGATTGAGTATATGCATTAAAAGATGATGTAGTTACAAAATCTCCAGCTGACCCACTAACATCAGGAATATTAACTGCAAAGGTTGTATTATTACCCTTTGTGAATGTTAAGTTTCTTGTACCATTGTAGAATGATGCAGTCAATAAGAATGAACCACTTTCTGTTTCAGTTACATAAGATGCAGTTGCAGAGTTTAATGCATTTATAGATATTTTAGCACTTGCACTAAATGTATTTAATTCCGTTATTGATGTTACTAATGATGCAGTAGATTGAGATGCAGTAAATTGATTTAGTGCACTTACGGATATATTAACACTTGCTGAATTTGTTTCTAATGAACTAACTCTTTGATTGTTAGATTGTGTATATGCATTGAATGATGCAGTTGTTGTTAACCCACTTATGTCAACCGATGAAGTTAATACAGGTGTTCCATTAACTGTCAAACTACCTTGTACTTTAACACTACCTGAAAGAGTTTGTATGTCTGTCAACTCATCTCCAAATTCATTACTACCACTAGAATAGATTACACTTGCAGTCTCATAAAGAGTTGTAAGATATGTAATAGATGCAGATATTGCAGTTATGTTTGTGAATGTTTGATTTGCAGTAAAGTTATTATCTACATTCGTTCTTGCAAAAGAAGCAGTTTCACTTTCAGTTATATAAGAAGATGTTGCTGCATTTAAATTATCAATACTAACTTGAGATGCAGATGATGCATTCAATTGACTTACTGATGAATTTAAACTTGCAGTTGTTGAATTAATATTATTTATTGATACTAATGCGGATGCACTAAATTGATTTAAGTTTGTAATTGATGTTACAATACTTGCAGTTGATTGAGATGCAGTAAAAGTATTTAAAGCAGATATAGATGTATTGACACTTGCTGAATTTATTTCTAAACTACTAACTCTTTGGTCGTTTGATTGTGTGTATTGATTAAATGAAGCAGTATTTAATTTCGTATTAATTTGTGAAATCAAACTTGCAGTTGCAGCAGCTAATTCAGCTTCAGTTACATAACCAGTATCTAACGAAGATGAGAATGATAACAATTGAGAAATAGATGCAGTTGCAGAACTATTAAACGATTGTTGTGATTGTGTAAACTGATTTAAGTTACTTATAGAAGTTACAAGACTTGCAGTAGACTGAGAAGCAGTAAATACGTTTAATGCGTTAATACTAATTTGTTGAGATGCAGATGATGCATTTAAATTAGTTATAGAAGTTGCCTGGCTTGCCGTTGTTGAGTTTAAATTACTAATTGATATATTGACACTCGCCGATGTAGTTTCTAAGTTATTTAGTCTTATATTAGCAGATGCAGTAAATTGATTTAAATTAGTTATAGACGAAACAACACTTGCGGTTGATACAGACGCAGTAAAAATATTTAAGTTATTTATACTAACTTGTTGTGATGCAGAACTTGCATTCAATTCAGTAACTGAATTATTTAAACTTGCAGTTGTAGATTCTATATTATTTAATCTAACATTTGTCGATTGAGTATAAGAATTGAATGAAGAAGTTGTTACTAAACTTCCTGTATTAATTACCGATGCAGTTATATTAGCAGCGAATATATTTCCTGAAGAACTTATATTAGTTCCATCAAAAGAAATATTTAATGATTGACCAACACCATCTTGCAATAGGGTCATTGTACCTGCAATCAATGCATTATCAGTTCCTAAATGTGTTAACGATTGATAAGATTGTGAAATATATAAGTTACTTAAACTTCCCATTGTATTTTTTTATTTTATATTTTAATCATATTGCCACTTTCTAAAAGCTACTGCCGAACCACTTCCCCAGTTTTGTGGAGTTGTTCTCCATATTTGAGGGTTAATCCATAATTCACAATATTCACAAGTTCCATAATCTGCATATGGCAAATATAAAACAGGCAAATTCACATAGTCATAATCGTCCTCACCTTCAAATTCTCTTATAACTGTATAACAATTCAAATCAAAATAAGTAGTAATGTCGTATTGTGAACTTGGATACCATCGACTAGAAAATACTTGTCCTATGGTGACGGGTTCATCTATCACAGCCTTATAAAGTTCTCCCGTATTACATTGCTCAATTATGTATCCACTCCCAGAGGGGTTAACTAAAAAAAAAAGACAGCGATTTTTGTCGTTGTGAGTAGTTAGAGTGAATGTTGCACTCCATCCGGCGAGTCCATTATTAAACCTATCGTAGAATGGTTGACAATTAATTTCTCCGTTTATCTCAAAACCGGCAACTCCTCTTTGCGTATATGCTGTTAAGTCATTTAAGACTGCTAATGTGTTTGCATGAATATCTACAACATCGTCAGTGCCATAGAAAGCAATCGCTTGTTTGTTTGCACTACCAGATGATTCGTTATTCTTTTCTTTAACTTTATCTGCTACAATTAACTGAACTGTAAACTCAGTAGTATTTACATTGAATACACTATCGGTAATGTTTATGTTACCTAAAGGATATGATGGATACTCTTTTGTATCTATATCACTCAAGTCACCCTGTGTTACAACTTCGATTGTAGGGTGATTGTTCATAATTGTTTTAAAGTAATTAAGAACGTTGTAATAGAGTGTATAGTTTACTCCTGTGTTATGAACGATTTGTTGACTCATAGTTATTATAATTGAATACCACCAAAATATTGATTCGATTGGTCAGGGTAGATTTGTGTTTGATTGCCTACTGATTCTAAGTATTGAGGTATATTGTTAGAATATGCAATTAAGTAATTCTGCAATCTCAATGCGTAATAGTCAGCATTTGTTTGAGCAATTTGTTTTAGATAATCAACTTCTGTTTTAGAAGGTGCTACACCCTGGTCACTTTGTTGTTTAACTGCACCATTAGATTTAAATTGAATGTTACTAAACGGAATATACTCAACACATGAATACCATATTAAAGTATTTTTAATGTAGTCATCTAAAAGGTCTTGATAATAGATTGATAAAGATGATACGGTATCAGCAGTGATTCTGTCTTGTAAGAAATCAAATAAGACAGTTCCTAAAAGATTCTTTAAATACTTATCTTGTGAAACTCTTACAAACGGCAATAAAGCATCTGCGTCTATTGCACCCTGTAAAGGTGTGTTCTTAATGATATCGTTTCTTGTAATAAAAAGTGCGTATGACATATTATTTAATTATTTCGTATTCTTTTGAAAAGTGTGCAGGTCTTGTAAATGTCTCTGGCTTTTCGGTTGGTAATGGTTCTTCTTGTGTTTGGTCTGCGGCATCTTCGGTTGTTGCAGGATTCTCCATAGACTTATTTGTTTCATCTTCAACTTGCTCAACTGATTTACCAGTTTCTTCTGCTTGCTGAGAAAGAATTACTAATGGAGTTAATTGTTCAAAGTATAATTCACTTGCATCAAATCCACCTTGTGTCAATGCCATATCCAATGCATTTAATATTACATTTTGGAATGGAGAGATTGTCATTGTTTGCATGATACTAAATGCAGTTTTCATTTCTTCTGATTGAGAACTAAATCCATTTTGTTCAGTTCTAATACCAAACAATAAAGGTGAAGTTACTCTATGTGCAACTAATATTCTATCTTGTACATACTTTGCAACATAGTCATACTTCTCATGTAAGTTATCAATATTGATTACATCGATTGTAGGTTTAGTTGCAGGGTCATCGTTGAATGATAACATAAATCTACCTGCGTTATCCGTACCTGTAAACTTAGCTTGTAGTAAGTCTTCGATAGTTTGTCTTTCTTCAGGTGCAGGAACTCCATTGTTGAAGTTTATCATCACCGCTGGTAAGAAACCATTAACGATATTATTAAAGTGTAAATTACTAATCTCTCCGTCAGCAACTGCTAATTGTAAAGCAGATACCCAATCAGGTAATGAGTAGTAATATAAACCAGGACAATAATTCTTAATATAAAGTATTTCTAC